TGAAGATAAGATCACCAAAGGATACAACAGTATGGATGCTATGGGTTGTATGCTTCTCAGAGAATGCAAGGACGATGTAGAAGAAGTACACTCATTGTTAGATATCTCCTCACAGTATGATAACACTGAGGAGTTTACACCAGTAGCAACAGAATTCAACATGATGTTGATGACAATGAACCAGATTGGTATCAAAGTATTTCTTGCTGACCAACGTTATTTTCCCGTCATGCATCGTGGTGTCTATCATACAGTGAGTAACAATGTATATCTCAACAAAAGATATATGGATCAACCACACATCCTAATGCAACTTATGCGTCACGAAGGATGGCACGCTGCACAGGATTGTATGGCAGGAACTATTAAGAATAGTATGATTGCCATTATTAAACCTGAAGATGAGGTGCCTATGATCTGGCGTGTTATGGCAGAGCGCACCTATCCTGAGTCTGCTGTCCCCTGGGAAGCAGAGGCACAGTGGGCAGGACGTACAGAAGGTATGACACAAACTGCGTTGAATGCATGTGCCGAAGGTGAAATGTGGAAAGTTTATCCTCCCACACCTCTGACAAGGCAGTGGTTGGAAGAGAATAATTTTATTGACCAGTAAATCTCCAGTTGGAAACTCCCTTGATAAATCTATTGAGGGATTCCGATGCTTGAGGATCGTATGACATGATCTCCTCAATATCACTTATAAATGTGCCAATATAAGTTTTCTTAGGAATTATAATAGATCTCTTCAGATCATTAATATCGGTTTCATACTCATAATTTGTAACTGATTTTACTCTAAGATTTTCAATAACATTTCCATTTGCATCTCTTGCAGTTCCATTCGCATCTACAGTGGATGCTGTAGGAGTTCCACCAGAAACATTACTGTAACTAATTTCTTGAGATCTACTTAAATTTCTATCTAAGTAGTTCATATCGAAGTTTGAATCCACAATCAATCCAGCAGGAACAACAGTTCTATTGAAATCATCTAACTGTTCTGTTGTTTCATAATGATGAACGGATGCAATATTTTCTTGGGTTTTGTACTTTGCAATCAAATATTTTTGGAATGTTACATCATCCATAGGCCATTCATTACGAACATCAATAATATTATTTGCCATTAAGATGACCCAATCGTAATTGGCATTGCCATATAACTTTTCTGATAGTTGATCTGGTCTTGTGTCTCCTGGAATGTAAAAGTCTTCAAATACTCCTACTACATCTTCCTGGTCCTTTCGTATACGAGCTCTTCTAAAGATGTTTTTTACATCAATAGTTTCTTCGATTGAATTTCTATCTAGAGATCTTGATAGATATCTAATATTTGGTAGATAAGAAAAGTAACCAGCCATTAGTAACCTACGTCGTAAAGTCCGATGGGCATTAAATCACCAGTAATCGATTGGGAAGCATCCCTATCAGAAGGAATGTTTTCGGTGAAGTCTGTATTGTATATAGGTTCTAGTTCTGAAAATTGGAAGTTTAGATTGAATGCAACTGGAGCACCCTGTTCATAAGACATCCACTGTTCACCTGGCGCATAATTAACGGAAAAATTAGTTAATGCACAAGGTTTGAATTTATGTACGTGGGTGTTGGCAACTCTTTGACCAGTTGCATCAGTTGTCATATACACCAACTGGAAAATATTTGGTGTTCCCAAGAAAAATGAAGCATCACCTGCTTGAGCAGTTCCATCTGCGGTTAATTTTCTTGGAGCACTCCATTGTTTAAACGCTCTAATAATTTGTGTAATTTTTCTTGTTTCTTCTGGACTTCTTGCAACCATTCTATACATCATTTGGAAGGTTCTTAGGTTGACGCCTCTGAACATCAATTCAGCATTACTGTTACTTACGATTCCACCACCTCTAGAAAGAATTTGATCTGCACTAATATCAAATCCAAGTCTTGAACCTAACATGCTAACAATGTTCGCACTAATTGCCGTGGTCCCCGATTTACCTGCAGTACCTAGCAAAGCACTATAAAGAGTTAATTTACTTGCACCCGAGACAATATTCCCCGCTGATCCAAGACCAGGGATCATACTTGCAGCTGCACCACCCAACAAAGCACCGCCATATCCCTTTGCATGTTTTCCAATGTGTTGAGCAGCTGCCATGTTTATATCATTCATATAATCAACTTCCCAACCCGCAGAAGTAGAATCTACAATCTGTCCTGGCATTGGTAATTCAATAGTTCCAACTCTTTCTTTGAATGGACTATTTCTTTTAATATTTCCAATACTACCAGTTCCTGTTTGTCCTGGTGTCAGAGTTCCAAAAGCCTGTCCATACGGAGGTCTGTATCGGAAACAAGTCATCTTCAATGTATCCATGGACAAATTAATATTTTGTGGATATCTCATGTAACTGATCCCACTGACACCCCCACCAAGGATGTCTTTGTCGGAATTCAAATCAAAGACTGCTGAACCAGAATTAAACTGTGCTATTGATCCAAAAGGATTGGAAAAAGCATTCCATAAACTTGTAGCGGCCTGTACGGGGTTGAAATTCGGTTCAGCACCTTGCAATCCTGGTGCAATACCTGAAGCCTGACCAGTTTGAGGTGATGCTGCATTAAGAGGGGTATATGTGTTTGCTCCTGCAGTAGCCGCCCATGAAGGAACATGTGCGTTGGTGGTTTTTGCGAACTGCTTCGTTGCTATTTGTATTCTATTATGAAAATCTTGCTGTTGTTGTTCTGTGAGCGTTGTTAGTTCTTGATCTGCCCAAACACCATTTCTATATAATGGTTTAGCGTCTTTTAGTTTATTTCCGTTTGCATCAATAGGAAATGCTCTGACGCTTTTAATCCTTTTTTTAGTACCACGGGCGGTACTCATTGTAGCTTCAACCCTATACAATCGGGTCACACCGTCTACTACTTGTGTGATTCCTGGTTCAATTGGAATTGTTTTTACTGCCATTACTTACTCCAAGAGTATGCTCTATGTTTAGGGTACTTCATGCCACGTCTATCAATAAACTTTTCTGTGGGTAGAAGTGCGATATCACCCCAATCTTCACTCTGTGGAATTTTATATAAACTTCCTATACCAGAAAATAAGTATCTGTGTATAGAATTCTTGGGTACAGTTACACCGCCCTTACTATTTATTAGGCTTCTTGCAACTGCGTCTCTATAGTCTGGATTTATATAGTGTAGATTCGCTCCCAAAAATCCATCGGGATAGAATTCTATAACATACGAGAGTGGTTGTAAGTCCCAAAACTCATACTTGTCTGGGTATTTTGCTCCATATTGAAAGAAAATAAGATCCCCAACAGCAACACCACCAGTATCACTCTCACTAATATCTGGATCTTGCACAGTAGACAAAGCATCCTCCAAAGCAGAAATATACCAATCTCCACTACGTCGCTTTTTGCCTGCTTGTTCTACAATACTTTGTGCAATCATACTCCTAAATCGTCTTCGGTCATGATTTTGAATTCATACTGTCGATCTGCACAATATTCTTCTGCAGCTTTCCACTTTGCTTGATTGATCACCCAGTTATGAACATCATGAGCCCAAGCTTTTGTTCTTTTTCTTGGATTCTTATCAGGCATTTTCAGTTGTCGTTTTGGTTTGACCTCAATTACAACTGATCTTTTCTTACCATTTCTGTCAGTATACTTAATAAAGAAGTCTGGAAAATATCTATGAATACGATTATCAATGGGTGATTTGTATGGAATGATAATTTCTTCAGACTGCCATTGATAAACACTCTCATTCAAATCACAATATCGCATAAACTTTCTTTCCCAAAGAGACCTATAAATGATGTTTGTTGGATCTCCTTTGTACTTTTTGGGATATTCTGGTTTATATTTTCCCTTATAAGACATATACATAGTATATAAAACCATAAATTTATTTAGATGGGTCTTCTACAACAACTTCAAGGAGTTCTTGGACAGGCGGGAAAATCTAATGATGGCACGTTTTCATCCCAACTACAGTCGCCAGCTACTTCAAATAACTACAAAGTATCTTTATTTCTTGCTAGTACCCCTGGTAATAGTAATGATACCGATTTAAGTGCTTGGTTAACCAGCTCTGGAGTGTTTGGTGTATCAAGTCCAGAAAGATTTGATTTTTTATGTTCTGAAACATTTATTCCTGGAACGAACATGTCTCCATTCGAGACATTTGGTGATACGCAAGGAATGTACGAATCATTTGCTGGTCCCAGAAGGGATATGGAAATGGCTTTTACATTCTATGTTTCTGCTGATTACCAAACACTTAGATTGTTTGAGGAATGGATTAACTTTATTAATCCCATTTATGCTCCCAATAAACTAGTAAGTGGTAGTCCTGGTGGATATGAATCGCATCTAGATGCGAATGTGGGATATAGATTCAGATATCCATCTTTCTATAAACGAGATATTGGCATCACAAAATTTGAAAGAGATTATAATGGAAATATTATTTACGCATTTAAGAATGCTTTCCCAACAAATATCGAAAGCGTCCCTCTTTCATATGATGTTGGTCAGTTATTGAAAGTGTCTGTCACTATGAGATACGATAGAAAAGTAATTATTCAATCGGGACCAGAAACTGTCAACAACCAGCAACAGGGTCAATTAGTTGGAGAGTTCCAAAGTGGACCAAATACAATAACCCAACAATGGCTTGTAAATGATCAAATTGTGACTACACAAAAAGTCCTTGGAACTGGAAATGGCATCATTAACCCGTAATAAATACGTTTATGAACTGAAATAATAGTCATGCCTTTACCAAAAATTACAACATCACAATATGAGTTGGTGTTGCCTTCAACAGGCAAAAAAATTAAGTATAGACCTTTCTTAGTAAGAGAAGAAAAAATTCTTATCTTGGCTCTTGAAAGTGAAGATACAAATCAAATCACTACAGCTGTTAAACAAGTTCTTAAAGAATGTGTTATTGGCAGAGTAAAGATTGAAGAACTTCCTAGTTTTGATATCGAATACCTGTTTCTAAACATTCGTGGTAAATCTGTAGGTGAAACTGTCGATATCATCGTAACTTGTGGTGATGATGGTGAAACTCAAATCAATGTATCTCTTGCAATTGATAGCATTAAAGTTCAAAAAGATCCAGAACATACAAGAGATCTAGAACTTGGCGAAGGATATACGTTGAGAATGAAGTACCCAACTATGGGTCAATTCATTGATACTAACTTCAATGTTAGAAATGGTGATGAAAATGAGGTAGAAAAATCTTTTGATATTATCTGTTCTTGTATTGAA